TGCGTCGTCCTTTAGGTCTTCCAATGAAAGGCCGAAATCGGCAAGATCAAAGAGAGCGCCGCCGTTGATGACAACAGGGCGCTCTTTATCAATAAAAACGGTAGGTTTTTCCATAGTATAGCAGCTACGAATTCAGATTAAGCTTGTGTACCTCGACTGAGGGCGCCCTTGCCTTTACAAGACATAGAAATCGAAACGGGGCCGGATTTTGCGCCGGATTCATTCACAGACGTTACGCGGGCGTTTCCGGTGTATTCCGGCAAGCCGGTTCCAACTGAGGGCTGTAATTCGAGTGCAACAACGTCGCCTACGACAAAATCACTTTGTCCGGCGTCGCTATAGTTAAGGTGCGCTGAAAGCTCAACTCCCCAAGATTTTTGTCCGCCGTCAACGTCGGTCCAATCTTCACCAATGCCGGAAATTTCTACTTCTTCTTCTGACTCACTCAAAGCCCAAGATTGCACCGCCGCAACGGCGCCGGAATCTGCGCTCACCTGTCCATCTTTTCCAATTAATACGCTCATAGTTTTAAATTTTATTTTTTAGGTTATGCCTTACGGCGTGTTTCAAAATTGGTTTAGGAAAGCGATGCGTGAGTGTAGAAATTGAGGGCAAAAATCGAAAGGCCTGTTTCCTCAAAGGGTTTTTCTAAAGGCGTTTCGGTCGCTCTAAAATCGCCTGCGGCTAGGACGGCGGCAAAGGCTTGCCGGGCCATATTTAGGCCGTCATGGCTTAGGGGTTGTTCGTCAACAATCAACCCAACGGTTACTTGTGCGTCTAAAATTACGCTTTCGGGGTCTCCTATTTCGTCGTGCAGCAGTGTCCAGGTTGGCGCCTCAATAACAATGGCCCAATTGTTGGCGGCTACGGCGGCTTCAATGCCGGCAGCTATTTCTTCATGGTATCCCTCAATAAAAACGCTGTCGGCGGTATCAAACGGCGCAACGGCGGTTAGCTGGTCAAATAGCGTTTCGCAAACTTCTTCTAATAGCATTTAATTATAGCGGCGTTTCAAAGTCCTTCCAAGTCGTTCCGCTTGTTTACGTTCCATGTATTCGCCCATATCCTGGCTAACCAGGGCAAGCGCTCGTCTTACTATATTTCTTTTGCCGTCGATCTTTCGTAAACCGGCTTGAAAGCTTTTGAAAGTAACGGACGGGTTAGCGTTGGTTGGCTTAACCTCCCATTGCCCAAGTCTGCGCGTACGATTGCGGCGGATGATAGAATAATTACGATTGGTTTCCCGTTTAATTTTCCGGCCAATCATAAATGCCAACCCAGCATAGCCTTTTGAGGATTCCCGTTGTGCAAGTTCCATTTCAACCTCTAACGCTCTCCAGTTTAAAAACTTAGTTCCTATGGCTTTATTTTTAACCTTAACGAGTTCGGTTTTACTTTTGCGGTAACGGGCGTCCGCTTTTTTCTGAATGCTTTTCCTAACTTTGACCCGATAACCTCGGGCTTTAGCGGCGGCGCGGATTTCGCCTTTTTTGGGTGCATATTTGCGGGCAATGGCAAACGATTTAAATGCAAAATCTCTGGCCTTTTTGTTGATGGCTTCGGCGGCTGGAATCTTGGCTACAGCGGCATATTCGGCAAGATCTTTTGCGAATGCTTCCCACGCTTTAGAATCAACGGCGTTACTCATTACCAGGCAAAACGAATTGGATAGAAATTACCGGGCGTTGTGCCTCTGCAATCACCTTGTAAATCCGGTATGATTGGCCGGCGCGGGTTATGCGTTCGTTTCGTTTAGGAATGCTTGGCAAGTCTGCGCGGCGGCACTCTAGGACAGATAGAAGAATTTCCGCGTCCTCTACATAAAGTTCTTCCTGTTGGCTTAGTTCTCTTACGCTACCTGTAAAAGTTTTGCCCGCATAAACAAAAGTTTCTCCGTCGGTGTGGAATAGGGAATCCATTCCTAAGCTTATATAATCGTCTAAAATGCTCATAATAAAAGTTTGGGTAAAAGAAAGGGCGCCCGGTAGGAGGCGCCCTTAATAGTCAAGAACTCAGGAACAAAAGGATTTAAAACTTTATTATTCGAAATCGTTTTCGCCTTCAACCTTGGCCTTTTGTGGCTTGGTTTTACGTCGGTTTTTCTTGGGTGCTTCCTTGGGTTCTTCCTTGGGTTCTTCCTTGGGTGCTTCCTTGGGTGCTTCCTCGGTTTGTTCCTTGGGTGCTTCCTCTGGGTCAAAATGAACCATAGGGCCGCCAAGGCGAACACGGGAGCGGCTAGGATTGATTAGCACATATGCGCGGGTTTGCGGATCGTTTTCTAATGACTCTAGGCCGGCGGCCTTCGTCTCTTTTTCAACGTCTCCGGTTTTGTCTCCAATGGAAACAACTTTTGCGCCTTTTGAATCCTCTACGATTCCTAAAACTAGTTTTTTCATATGTGTTTGTGTTTTAAGTTATAGATTATCTGGGAAAAAGCCCGGCGGTAAATTCTCCCGAAACCGCCGGGCTTTTATAGATACTACTTCCCAAATTAAGCAGAGATTAGGCGGCGGCCTACTTTTCCGTCAGTGTTGCCCTTGGCAACGCCGTATTGGAAAATAACGCGGACCTTTGCGTCTAGGCTTGCAGCGTCGATTTGCTCAACGACCATTACAGTAAGCCCAGTTTCCGGATTAGTCACGTAATTAACCACGCCTGGGAAAGCGCCTGGTCCAAATACAGTTTCCGGATTAAGCGGAGCGCGTGAGGCGATCAAGGAAGAATCCTTCCGACCGGCAAAACCGATTAGGTTGTTGGCGCTTGGCAAGTCGTCGTATTCGTAAATATCGAATCCGGCAACTCCGCGAATAACTCCAGAATGGATCGCGTCTTGCTTGGGGTTTTTTGACGCGTCAATGATCGTCGTGTCATTTAAGCATTTTTCGTAAACGTCGGGGTTCACGATAGAAAAGCGGGAACCGCCTTTAACAACTGCCTTACGAAGTGCGGTAAAGGTTTGGTAATCCACATCGGCAACGGCTTCTGTCGAGCTAGAAGCAAAGTTTCCAGGAGTCCAAAGACCGGCAACGGCACCAATAAAATGTTCGGCGATTGCTTCGGCGATAGGTTGGGCGGTTTCGCCTACCAAATCGCGGTCTGTCTGATTTAATTCATCGTAAGTGAAATTGAAAGCAATTTCCTTGCATTGGTCGATCGTCACAGGGACATCCACGTCGGCGCGGTCTTGCGCGGTGGCTGGAAAATCTGCAACGGTCGCCGGCGCAATAATGCGTGAAAGGATTTGCTGGTCCTTCTTAACGGCGTCTTGCGAAAAGTCGGTTGTGAATGCTTGAAGCGCGGGTCTTTCCGTTGGGATCATATCCAAAGCCGTTTGGACAATAAGAGCGCTTGAGAGTGTGCCAAGTACGTTAGCCATAATTACAAGTGATTTTTAGGTGGTGGTGGTTGTTGTTGCTCTGGATTTACCCCAAAGCGCTTTTGTGCTTTTTCCAAAAAGCGGCGCGTTCTGAAGCGTCAGAAATTGATTTGAACTGTTTATTAAATTCGTCGGCGTTCAATGGAACGGCGTCCGGGTCGTCGGCGTTAGCGTCGGTTTCGATTGCATCGTGCCCGGCGTCTACAATGTCAGAATTGACCTGTTTACCTTTGGCGGCTTCGAGTGCTTCGGTTGAAACTTCCTCGATTCCAAAAACCTTTTTAACGGTTTCGGTAATTTGGTTTGCCTCTGCTACGTCGTCGGCATTCTCGGCAAGTGCGGCGTTTGCGGTTGCTAGTTCCGCTTGTGCGGTTTCCAAAGACTCTTGCAAACCTTCATTAGCGTCGATTGCTTCTTGAGCGGTGGCGAGTTGGGTTTCAAGATTGGTGTTTGCTTCTTTCGCGTCGGCAATGTCGGAATTTAGCGTTTCGATTTGCGCGGTAGCTTCTGCGAGTTGCTTTTTAAATGGTAGCATTAAAAACGGTGGTTTAAGTTATTACGTGTTAAATCGTATTCGGTTATAATAGGTTGCTCTATCAAACTAGGGCTAAAAGTTCGTCCAGGTCATTTACCACGCCGTCAATGAGTCCGGCGGCCAAAGCGTTTTTCGCCGAGTGGGTTTGCCCTTGTAGGTATTTACTGTCGATTTCTTTTGAATCCTTTGCTCGGCCTAGTTGAACGTCGGCGACAAAATCAGAGTAAAGCTCGTCAACGTCCGCTTGTAGTTTTTCGCGCATTCCGTCGGAAAGCGTCGTGCCTGGCATTCCCATTGCTTTGAGTTCGCCGGCTTTAAAAAGTTCGGTCTTCATTCCGTTTTGCTCCATCCAAGCGCAATAATCCATCATTGCACAATATACGCCTACGCTGCCAACGTCGGCTGACGGGGTCGCAAAAATGTAATCGCAACCGCTAATGATCCAATAACCGGCGGAAGCACAAAGGGAATCGACAAAACCAATCACTAGTTTGCTTTCGGTAAGCTTTCGAATCTGTGCGGCAACTTCCGGTACCCCGTGAACGGTTCCGCCGGGTGTATCCAAATGGAGGATAACCGTTTTTATTGAATCGTCGGCGGCTACAAGTTTAAGAGATTCGGCAATGGTGTTATTGTCCAGGCCGCCGGCGCAGGCAACATCCATAGCGGAAAGGTGTTTACCAATAATTCCGGAAAAGAACAAAACTGCGGTTTTATCCTCGGCGGTTTCTGCGTTGTTGCTGGATAATTTGGTGATGCCGTTTTCTGCAGCCTTGGGTTTGGTTGAATCAGATTCTAAACCTTGGGCGCCGCCTAGGTTTGAGGAACGGTTCGTAAGAACCATAAAAATTGATTCAAGGGTACTGTGTGAAATGGCCCAATTGCTATTTAGGACTTTCGAAAAAATGCGCGGGTAACTCATATTTATTCTGCGTTATCAGTGGCGGTTTGTGGTGCGGTGGCGTCAACGCTAGTTACGTTTTCGGCTATAAATTTCTTTTCCAAAGCGCTTTGCCTGATTTCCTTTTTCCAATAGAGGCCACGTGAGGCGTAATAGCGTTTCCGTGTCAAAAGCTCGGCGGCTATTTTCTCTTGGTCGCTTTTATCCCGGCGGCCTTCGTCAATGGTCATTTCCTCGACTCCGGCAATCCATTCCGCACGGAACTTGTTAGGGGTATCCGGTAGTATTCCGCGTTCTATGCCGTCCGCAATCACGTAGGAATAAAACGGCATAGAATCCTTTATTTCGCTTTCCTGCCAATCTCGGCAAGCATGTTTAACTTTAGAAATCACAAAGCGCATTCCTGGGCCAGTTATGTTTCTAGGATCCCAAGCAAATTCATATGGGAAACCGCAACCTGCCGTGACGCTTCTGCCCAAATAATCAATAAACCCGGTAAAAGTGGCGGACGGTCGAGCGCTAGAATAGCTTTCTAATTTCTCGCCCATTTTAAGGCGTAAGATTTCGCCGCCAAATACTTTTTCGAGCGGTAAAAGGTCGTCTGGGTGAGTTTCGGCTGCTTCGTTGGTTGCTTGGTTTGGAAAGTCACCACCTTCTCCCTCTTCTTCTCCTGACTGGTTGGTAATGACTCGCGAAACGCGGGCGTTGTCCTTAACCGCTAGTTTCTCCAGGTCGAGCACGTCCAAAATGTCGGTTAAATCTTCGATCGCATGGGCCAAGGCTGTAACGCCTCGGATTTGGTCGGGTTCTTCTAGTTTGTAATGGTGTTTGAGCGATCGCGCCGGAACGGAAAAGAATTTACCGTTTTTACCTCGCAGGCGGTAGGCAACCGGGCGGTTGAAAGCGCCAAGCTTTACTCCCTGGTGCCAAGCGTCGGTTTCTGTTTTCGGTATTTCGAAATTGTCGCAATTGTGAGCGCGGAAAAGTTGAAAAGCCGGATTTTCCGTTAGGTTGTTCCTGGTCAATAAGGTAAAGCAATCCCCATCGAAAAATTTAAGCGAAGTGCGGGCGCGTTGTAGATCCCAAAAGGAAAGGCGCCCGGCAATATCGGCTTGGCCGGCGATTAGATGGAAATACTGTAAATAGAGTTCGTCTATTGCGTCGTCGCCGGTGTCCGGAATTGGAAAAATTCCCTTTCCTATCGATTGATTGGTTAGCGACTTTTCGACGCCTCGAATCATTCCTACATTCTTTTTGAGAAATCGGGAACGGCGCAAAAGTTCGATTCGTGTAAAATTGTTAAGTTCGTTTTTTGAATCGGTAACGTCGCCGGGTAGTAAACTCCTGGATTTGCTGTAGCTAGCCCCACGGTATCCAATGCTATTTACAAAAGCGCCTTTCCTTATCCTGGCCGGACGGCCAAAGCTATCTAAAAGTTTATTTTTCATCTCGAAAAGGTGCTAAAGTCGCTTTTTGTTACTTTCCGGCGGCGTAGAAATCTTTGGCGGATTTCGGAAACTGTTGTATAGGGTTCAATAAGTTCTAGTAGTTCCTCGCATAGCTCCATTATGTCGGTTGGTCCGAAACCTTCGGCTAACTGAAAAGAAAAGGATTTACTGCCCTGACTTGCAGAAATCACGGTAAGGCCTTTTTGGGTGGATTGGGTAAAGTGTCCCCGTTGCAAAGTCCGTAATGAGTTGTACACCTGGTTGTATTCGGTATCCTCTAAAGGCTGAAAATTTGCGTCCTCGGTTACTTCCCGAAGTATAACTTTCATTAATTTATATCCGCTCGCCATCTATTAGGCGGCGTCTATCAAACTTTATAGGAAAAGTTCCGGTTGGTCGGGTTCGGTGTGCGGCGCTGCCGGATTTGCTGCTTTTTGCTTTTCCTGTTTCGCGTCTGAATCGTCGGGTTTATTTCCAGGGTCAAAGACAATGATGCCGCGAATCATTGCCATTACAACGGACATAGCCTCGCAGTCCCAAGGGTGATTTTCCCGGTTGGTCCGGTACCAAATAAATTGGCTTCCGCCGGTTCTTTTAACGGTTACCCGTTTTTTAATTTCTGAATCAATCCCGCTCACGTATGATTCCGGCAAGTTATCGTACAAAGCCCATTCTTTGCCTAGTCCGTGTCTAAGTCGCCAAAGGATATTTTTTACCGAGTAGTTTGACCACATAAAAGACCAGGCTATTTTTCTTTTGGCGCCGCGCTTACCTCTCAAAGGGTCTACCCTCCGTTTAGGTGCGTATGCCTTGTAAACAGTCCCTTTGCCTTTTTTATGTGGGAAGCTTGTGCGTGTATTGCCGGCGCCCTCAAGAATAATGTAACCAAACCGGGCACATATTCCTGCAATATAGGTTAATTGGTCGCCGCCATCAATCCCGACAAAAACCGGGTTTATCCCGTACTCCTCGCGCTTTACTTCTATTTCGTCCGCCGTCCAAACCTTTCCAAAATATCGTAAGCGGCTTCTGCCGTCGGCAGCCCAAGCTCTAACACAAACCCAAAAGTGTTCGCCTTCGTTCCGCTTCCCTTCCTGATAATCCACGGTCATACAATCGAAAACAGAATCCTCCCACGGTTCGCCCTCTTCGTAACCGCCTGAGATTAACCTAACCTCTGGAGTTTCCATATCTTCCGCCCAAGGTATGCAAAGTTCTTTTTGGTAAAACTTTTTGAGCGGTTCGGCTAATCCCTTGTCTAAGGCTTCTAACGCTCGGCAATACTGAACCGCCAAATCGCCCCAATAACCGCGGACCAATGAATTCCAGCGTAAAGTAACTTCCCGGATTGTTCGTTCCTCATCTTTACAAATGTAGGAACCCCATTCATTGAAAAGCGCCCAATTTCTCGGCGTGTCTTCGTATTCTTTTGCGGTAATTGGACATTTAAACCGAGTGGTTTTTCTGACTTTATCGTAATCGTAAGAGCCGTCCGCGTTCTTCGCCTGGCTGTCCCATATAATGCCGGCGCGGTTTTCCGGGTCGTTTTCCATTTTAAGGAAAAACTCAAGCGGAACGGTTTTACCGGCGCCCGGAATATTGACGCCGTAATCGTATCGTTTGGCATTATCACACGTTAAATTCCACTCGTCATCCTGTGTTCCTGCCTGGCTAATATTTAGGATTTTGCAAGTCGCTTTAAAAGCTCTGGTTCTGCCCCAAGCTTCCTCTAGCATTCCGGAAGGCCATTGCCAGCACTCAT